ATGTTTTCCAAGGTTTTAGAGACCCTGGGCTCTGAAAATAGTGTATATATTTTACTAATGCGGTTTTGTTGGATAAGGGTCGAGAAAGTGCATCAGTTTGCTCGCCTATTCACATTTTCTTTTGAGGGGCTATGAACCTCTGTACCTAAAAAGATACTCGCATGTTCGCGTCATTGTAACTCGCTGAGCGGTCTGCAGCCATGGTAATGTTAAACCATAGTTATACACCCGTAATCAGCAGCGAGCTGCTCTTTGGTTGTTCCTTGGAACTCACGTCTACACCGAGCTAAGCGCATCCGACTATTTACCCATAGCTGGGGGTTTTAGGCCTTAAGCCCAGTGAATTTTTGCAATGTCCAGGACATCTGCAAAACGCTCAGGAAATGTGATGTCTCCTTGCACATCAACCACTTCGAAACCATGTTCGGTGAAGGTCATTGAGTAAACGGTGTACTTGGGCCACAGTGTCTTGATAACCCGACCATATCTCAATGCCTGTTTGACGACCTTTTCGGCAAAAGAGGGATGCCTCCCAACCACTCTCTTACACTCAATTACCAGGAACGTTGTTCCCGACACATATAGAAGATCTCCTTTTCCAAAAGAGTCATGAATAATCACATATTCCTCCGCCAAAGGTGCGCCCAGCACACTTTTAACGTCTTCCATTAACTCTTCTTCCGTGCGTACACCTTCTGTTTCCTCCATAGTACTCAAAGAAGGGTAAGACATCTCCCATACATCCAGAGGAATGGTACCTCTGAATTCCTGAATCAATTCGATAGCTTTACAGTAAACGCGTGACCCAGCAGTTCCTAGGGCCTTACTGTAAACGTATTTCTCCCTCAATTTATCATCAGACCACGCAGAAACTTCGACAACTGTGTATCTCAGATTCTTATTAGCCTTTTCGCCCTTGTAGATGACATGTCTTGGGTTCATCATGTCGGTCACACCTGGACAGGGCAATTCACCACTTTGAGGTTCATACTTTTGCTTCCACATTTCAACTCTCTCGTCATAGGTCAATTCAAAATCATCGCTCACGACTCCAACTTTCCTTGCGATTTTCTGAATCTGTTCACGTCTCATATCATAGTGTTTACGTCCATAGAAGAACCACTCCCTGAGGGCTCCTTCCATATTCATCCTTGAGACTTCTAGTGGTCCTACCACCTTTGACTTCATAATGCTGTGAAGCGACTTGAAGATGCTGTCTTCATCAAGTTGTCCAACCATCACTCCCAGATCCGGATTGAATGCATCTTTTCTTTTAAGAAAATCAGCCTCGTATCTGTTCATGAACTTCACAGGTGTTGACTCCTTATCCGGCATGGTAAATTTCATATCATTCTTCGCCAAGAAATTCGCCATTGAGATGTGGTTGAAGTCATCAAAGCCATCCATCACTGAACCACGAGCATCATCCCCATAGGTCATTAGGGATACAACATCACGGAATCGAAGGGGTCTGTTAAGGCCCATATCTTTTCCGAGTTGCGCGCGACGCTCAGCATCATATACATCGTTAAAGGCCAAACGATGCAAGAGGGAATTGACAATTGAGTTGACGTACACTGTCATGTTATGGCCTGAGGGGTTGGTGCCCAGAAAGCGCATAAGTGTACCATTGAATGCCACGAGTGGAGAGCAGACTTCGAAAGCCAAACCCTCCATTCGCTTAATTTCCTTCTGACTATAATTGCCTGACATCTGGGCAATCTTAATCATAATTCGCATTGCTGCGATCACCAATTGCTGGGCCATCCTCAAGTCGTACTTCGAGTAATCACCAGCAATAATTCTATCAATACCATGTTCGGCCATGAATTCGCTCATTTCATGCCACTCAGGACCATGGCTATTGATTCCAACTGCACACTCTGCTACCAACGGGTTAGCTGATAGGAAGCGTGCTACAGGCAAGAAATAGGTCCTAATACCAATCTGCAATTCCACCTTAGCAGCTTGGAAAACTCTTACCTTATCCTTATCGAGTCTGGTTGCTTCATCTTTGAGAGCCGAGTTGAAGATGAGATTGGCATATTCACCTTGGTCAAGGTGAGACATTGCTTCTTCATAGCTCTCCCACACTTCAGGTGTGAAAGTACGAGGGCACGCATGATCTGCTGTGGGAGGCAGGTCAATTAGATACTCGCTCTTCTTACCTTTAGTGTAATATCCCATAGAAGTGGAAGAGTTCATACTGTCAATGAACCTCTTTCCATCAATTCCAGAAACAACCTCAAGACGGGAGAGAGGACGGATCTCCTCTTTCCACATAGCCTCCATGCCATAGAAGACTTCCTCAATACCTGTCATATAGTCATCCATCGCATCCTGCACGTGAGCGGGATCAAACCCGATCGACGGCTTGCTGCATACATCCAAGGACTCGAACCATGGCCTGTATGTTTGGTTGTCGATTGACCCATCGGCTCTCATGATGGGCTTCTTGAATTTTGGAGCACCCCACTTATTGCTCACACCAGTAACTTCCTCTACAGCCTTGGAAATGGGTGTTTCAATAACGTTGGAGTGGTATGTGTTCCTCCCTTTCACAGTACCATAGACCAAGACAGCTGCATCTTCGCTGTCAATGTACTGTGCCGGACTTTTGGGATCAACGCCAGAGCCCACCACAAAGTCCTTACCAAAGATCTGTTCCTTAATTTCTGAGGCCTGAGGCCCACTCATAAAGGTGTCATTCATTTTCTCGAGAGCTTCAGCAGAGGCGTCAACGGCCGAACGTAGTGCAGTTGCCCCACAACCACGATCAGATCCAGTGACTCCTCCGAGATGAAAGCCCACAATAGACGAACGATGTGAATCTCGGTAGATAATTGACATGCACATACCGGCAAAGGTCTTGTTATGACCAAGTCGGTAGTGAGATCCTGGAAAAGGCATAAACCCGTTATTCACCTCGGGTACCTGATTCCAGGTTAGCACATCCTCGAAAATCTCTCTATCGGGTGTTAAACCGATCATCCTACAGGTAAGAGGATGGGAAGAGTATTGCTCGCAAAAGTACGGACGAGCATCCTTGAGAGGTCCTGTATTGGGTACGTAAATGGTGACCATGTCAGCGTCACCTACAGGAGAGACGAGAGTAGGATTGAGCAGAAATGAAATCTTACGTTTGCAGTAGAAGATTTCTGCCTTCATCGTCTCCTTCGGAAGGAAGTGTTTTGGAATAATGACGTTGTTTGTCTTCAACATGAAGCAGGCGGTAAACTTTCCATCAACTACCATCTGCCCCAGCAAGCTCGAAAGCGCGTTCTTCGACTGACTTGCATTGACAAAAGACTTTTCAGACTCAACTTTTACAGGTGCGGCAGAACGACCCCAAGGATCAGCCTCTGCATCACGTGCCTTCACCTCCTCGACCGACCGAGGACGGAGAGAGCCCTGAACTCCCATGGACTTGCGCAAAGCCTTAACAACCTGGACAACACCATACAACACAGCGAGAGACGCGAAGATCCCACAAGCATAGTGTACGTGTTTATCACGGGCTGACATAAAGGCAGCATGCAAACTCCCATTTTGCTCCACAATAGCCTTAAAGTAAGCGTCTTTCTTAGCTTCAACCACGCAAGCATAGTAGAAGAGGAAAAACACGAACAAGACTAGTCCGGCAAGAACTGTCAACTTTGTTGACATCATGTAAGTGAGAGACATGACAAGAAGCGACATGAGAGTATACTTCCTGACATAGCTCACCACTGACTCCTCAATATAATCAGCACCAGCATACAAGATGGCACCTTTTACATAGTCATTATCCAAGAATTGTGTAGGAATCCAATTCGTCCAGCTGGAATAGGGTGAATCTTCCAACTTATTAATCATCTTGAGCAAGTATTTCACGGTGAAGTCCTCGGCTTTAGTTTGTAGCACATTGGAGTGAAAATTTGCTCTCACGCGAATACTATCTGCCTTCGTCTTGATAGTATCAGCAATTCGGTCACCGAAGTGAGGTTCTACTTCGCAAGTGCAAGTGTTGGTTAACTTACTACATTCGGCGCAGATATCGACCAACTGTTCAGGCTCCTTGAACGAGTTGACAATAGTGTTTTGGTGACTGAAATGTTTACGGCTCTCAACAACTAGATAATCAAGGAATTCGTCGATTCCAATGCTCTTCTTGATAATCTTCCAGCTGTTGAAGTCATTTCCTTCGAAGATGGGTTGCTTGACATCAATTTCCCAGATGTCATTAATCTTCGCGACATCGCCATGTACCTTCTCCACCTTGTCCGAATCAAGCATTCCATTTGTAGAAACCTCTGGTTTGGAACGGATTTCTACGTGTACGTGTGCTCGACGTAGGACTGAAGCAGGGCAGTAGGATGTGATTCCAGCGTGCAAGTCTTCGTTATTGGTAGTGATCGTAAGACATGCAGGTTCGATGGAAATCTTACCTTTGTTGGCAATATCAGCCATGACGGCCGTTTCGCGGATATTGTTACAGATTTTGATAATCCAGTCCGATGGGGAGGTTTCCCAGAACTGAGACTTGGTGTTACCATAATCATCAATTTTGATCCCGGTTATAAAGGTACGATAACCGTTCATGTGTTTATCCTTATCATTGAGTGTAACAATGTATTCAGAACTGGCTGGTTTATTATTGGCCTTCAAAACCGTTGTCATTGCCAGATCTGCGAATGTGGATTTCCCTTGTCCTGAGGCTGCGAAGATCTTAACGGCGAATGGTGCATGCCGTAGACCTCCTTTAACTTTCAATGCCGCAAACTCAGCGTCCATCTTGGTTAACGCTTCCCACTTGGTCTGAATGATTTTCTTCTCAGTACCTGGTGGCATTGTTTTGTAAAGTTCAGCCAACTTTTCGATAAGCGCTGATAGTTCCTTTCCGAACTGCGCTTCGGATTTGCCCTCGAATTTCTCCAAATTTCCGTTACGGGCATATTCATACTCCTTGACCTTCTGAAGGTAAGCTTGCTCCATCTTTACGACTTCTGAGGAGGAGAAGAATATTGGGCGAATTGAACCTTGCAGAAAGCATTGGTAAGCTCCTTCGGCGAAGAATACCGTAGTTTCCATTAAGGCATCAATTAGGTCAACTGCGGACACGTGCTTATCCATCGCACGGCCAGCGAACAATTCGAAATTGCCCAGGGTGTATTGTTTGGAGTCAATAACACCTAAGGTGACCATCAAGGTCAAAACTCGCGAAATCTTCTTGAATCCTGGTGAGGAAATGAGAAGTTTCCAGTCTGTGAGACCTGTCAACATGTGGCTTAGCCACTCTGGGCGCGCTTCTTTGTCATTACTGTTTTCAGATGATGCTTGTGGTGCGAGATCATCGAATAGAGCATCAGCAATAGACTTCAGCTGCGATACCAGGGATGTTTGTGAATGCGTCTTAGCGTATAGCGTAAGCACTGCAGAGAAGCCCTTGGCAGAGGAAACTTCACTGAGCGCGAGATATAACGCAATTAAGCCTTCAATTTTGGACAGAGCGACGTCGTTAAGCTCTGCTTGCAAAGCACTGTACATACCAGTGAGTTTGGTAAGTGCTGCGAATGATTGTGGAGTATAGACCACCTCCACGTCTTGGATCAACTCAAGCTTCGATGCGAGGATCCTTTTGTAAGCGCTGTTAAAAGCGAGACTTGTTTGTTCACCTTCGTCCTTGTTTCCGCTAATATTGTAAGTATTCATCATTAATTTTTGGGAACAAGTCGAGTAATCTGAAGGTTTGTTAAAACATTTAATATTGAACATGCAATGAACTAAGTCATTATATAGCTCAACCATAAGTCAGTGATATTTAAAGGACGGGTGTGTGAACGACCCTATTAGCCCGGTGTAGACTAACTGAAATTATATATGCACAAATGGTATATTGCAAAAAACTCCGCGGCGACGGATTAGACATACCGAACAACTCCAGCTTCTCAAAACAAATCATTTCTCTACTACTATGTATCAACCTGCTGCGGGAATAGTAGATTACTGAGATTGTTAGATGTTATGAGGGGGATGTTGTCCGCCATGAGAATTTTTATATAACGAACATAATTCACATATTGTATATTGCGTGAATTAAGCGGCTGCGAGAATGGGTATAGATGCGATTAATTTCTATACTTTAACGTTCTCGAAGCTAAAAATTGTTGTACTAACATTGATAAAAAGCCTTTTAGTAGTACGTGCTAATTGGCTAGTGTTTTGCGTATGTGTGTGTGCCGTATCGTGGCATAGACGTATGAAAAATAATGTTACGATAGAGTAAGATGTAGTCTTGCGTGTAGTAACAGAGTGTATTTGAACACTCTCGTTACTAGATAACAAAAACGTACAAATACTGATCGGGACCCGTGACAGATTTAACTGTCAC